AACCAGTAGAGCTAATGCGATATTTATGTAGACTTATCACACCAAAGGGGGGAACAGTGCTTGATCCATTCATGGGTAGTGGGTCAACAGGTCTGGCGGCAAAAACAGAGGGCATGGAGTTCATTGGTATAGAGCGCGAACAGGAATATTTCGATATAGCCACAGACAGAATCAACAAGACATGGGTTCAACCAGACCTTCTGTGATGCCTAGCGATACCACATCTTGTTGTTGATACTGGAAAACAGATCAAAATATGCCTATAGTGCAGGAATATTTACGGGGCAATTTTCGTGGTACTAAAAAAAGATGGCCGAAAAACCCAAGCGACCAAGGGGTAGACCACCCAAGCCAAAGGCTGACACAGGGCCAAAGCGTCCCGTGGGCAGGCCCAAGGCTGACATAGATATCACGCAACTGGAGAACCTGAGTGCGCTGAACTGCACCATGCCAGAGATTGCGGCGTTCTTTAAGATTCCACTCAGGACGCTAGAGGATCGATACACCAATGACTCCAAGGTCAGGGCGGCGATAGACCAAGGGCGTGAGGTGGGTAAGCTATCTGTCAGGCGCAAGCAGATGCAGATCATGAATGATCACGACAACCCCACGATGGCGATCTGGCTGGGCAAGCAATTGCTAGGCCAGAGGGATAAGCATGACGTTGTGACGGAGGATAAGTCTAGTCAGGCTCTGTCTGAAGCGTTCAACATCCTTAATGACATGGTGAAAAACAGGCAGTCCTGATGGCCCCCGATGGATTTCTCAACGGACTAGCACCTGATCAGCTTGCAAAGCTGAAGAAGCTCACTGATACATTCACTGAAGAAGAGGCCCAAGCGTTTGCGGCGCAAGTCAAGTGGGCATCCCAAGCACGACAAAAGCAGAAAGCACCAGAGGGCGATTGGTCTGTGTGGTGCATCCTAGCTGGCCGTGGGTGGGGCAAGACACGCACGGGCGCTCAGGACATCGTCGGGTACGCTATGGCTAACCCAGAGGCGCGGTGCGGCGTTGTAGCCCCCACACAGGGTGATCTGCGGCGCGTCTGCTTTGAAGGCCCAAGCGGATTGCTGAACTGCGTCCCCAAGGGTTGCTTGTGGCAGGGCGAGGGTAGCGCTTACAACCGCACGGCGATGGAGTTGCGCTTGTGGAACGGCTCAGTGATTCAAGGCTATGCCGCCATAGAGCCAGACCGCCTCAGAGGCCCACAGTTTCACAGGGTATGGGCTGACGAACTAGCCGCTTGGCGCTATCCCGATGCCTATGATCAGATGATGTTTGGCCTGCGTCTGGGCGACAAGCCGCAACTGATCATCACCACCACCCCAAGGCCCACAGAGATCATCCTGAATCTGGTCAAGCGCGATGGCGTTGATGTCCACCTGACCCAAGGGAATACTTTTGAGAACGATGATAATTTAGCTGAGAGCGCCTTGAAGCAACTGCGTGAGCGGTATGCTGGCACTAGACTAGGGCGTCAGGAGCTTTATGCAGAGTTGTTACAGGACATTGAGGGGGCGCTTTGGTCATACAGCTTCCTCGAAAGGTCACGGATACAGAAAGACAGCCTGCCAGAGCTAGAGCGGATTGTCGTTGCAATAGACCCCGCCGTCACTGCCAGTGAAGATTCTGATGAGACGGGCATCATCGTGGCAGGCAAGGGGTTCGACAATCGTTACTATGTCGTTGACGATTGTTCTGTTAGGATGTCACCAGACGGATGGGGTAGGCTGGCTATTGATATGTTTTATAAATATCAGGCTGACCGCATCGTTGCAGAGGTTAACAACGGCGGTGACTTGGTTGAGGGATTACTAAGAAACATTGACAATACAGTGCCTTATACCCCTGTCAGGGCGTCGAGGGGTAAGCTGGTCAGAGCAGAACCGATAGCGGCGCTGTACGAACAGGGCAAGGTCAGCCATGTGGGTATGTTCAAGGAGCTTGAAGATCAGCTTTGTTCATATTCGCCCACAAGCAAAAAGTCGCCTGATCGATTGGACGCCCTAGTCTGGGCGCTTACAGAACTTAGCCAGTCCACAGGGAAGGCGTATTGGAGAATTAGCTGATGGCTTCCATTGTAGATTTTTTTCGTGGATTTAGGGTAGCACCACAAGAGACAAAAGAAGCGCCACAGGTTGTTCTGACAACTACCACCAACTATCACCATCGCAGGGATTCATATGAAAGCTATGCCGCAGAGGGCTATCAACAGAACGCCATCGTGTTTCGATGTGTGAATGAGATCGCCAACGGTGCCGCATCTATCCCATTCAAGGCATTTCAGGGGGACATAGAACTAGACCAGCACCCCATCCTATCGTTACTGGAGCGCCCAAATGCCCAACAGGCGGGGGTTGAATACTTTCAATCGCTGTATTCTTTCCTGCTTCTTGGTGGCAACAGCTACGCCATACGCACTGATGTGGCTGGTTTGCCACGGGAGCTTCACCTGTTGCGGCCTGATCGTGTCAGGGTCAAGCCAAGCAAGACATCTTTGCCCAGCGGTTATGAGTATGTTCTGAGCGGGAAGGTCGTAAAAGAATATGAAGTTGACCCAGAGACAGGCGCATCTGATCTCAAGCACATGAAGATGTGGAATCCTCTGGATGACTATTATGGCCTGTCTCCAATCATGGCGGCGGCTGTCGATATCGACAACCACAACGAGATCAACAAGCACAACATCGCTTTGTTGCGGAACGGGGCGAGGCCAACAGGCGCTATTGTGTTCAAGCCAGCCAATGACAGGGGTATGTCCATCCAGCTTACAGACGGACAGCGCCAGCAACTCAATGACGATCTGAGACAGCGGTTCCAAGGCGTCGATAATGCAGGCAAGCCGCTTTTGCTTGAGGGTGATTTTGATTGGAAAGAGATGGGCCTGTCGCCCAGAGACATGGATTTCCTGCAACAAAAGAACATCAGCGCCAAGGATATCGCGCTCTGTTTCGGTGTTCCTAGCCAGTTGATAGGCATCCCAGACGCTCAGACCTACGCCAACGTCCAAGAAGCAAGATTGGCGTTGTATGAGGAAACCATCATACCGCTGGCAAGGCGGGTGGAATCAGATTTCAACGAGTGGCTGGCTCCGATGTACGGTGATGATATCACGATTGCATATGACTTTGAGTCGATCCCCGCGATGGTCGAGCGGCGGCGTCGGGTATATGAGAACGTGGTGTCAGCGGTTCGTGAGGGCATCATTTCACGCAACGAGGCAAGGGAGCGGCTTGGGTTAGAGCCTATCAGGGGCGGGGATGATGTCTTTATCGCGGCTAATCTTTTTCCCTTGGGATCGGCAGAGGTCGCGCCAGCGGAAGGGGAAGAGGCAGAGGAAGATGGTAAACAGGCTTATGATATGGGCCTTGCTTCTAAAAGTGAGGTTGAAAGAGATGTTTTCACAACTGAAGAAGAGGCTTCAGAACGTGCTGAAGAAATAGGGTGCTTTGGCACACATTTTCACGATACAGATAACGGCAGAGTTTACATGCCCTGCGCCTCTCACGCCGATTACAGACGGTTGACTGGCAGGGATTTGACCACGCCTAAAGATCAAAAACGCCGAGTCGCAAGGGACGTTTTTACTACAGAAGAAGAAGCAGCAGAACGTGCAGAGGCTATAGGATGTTTTGGCACCCACTTCCATGACACGGACAACGGTAGGGTGTTCATGCCGTGTGCATCTCACGCAGACTATCGACGTTTGACGGGTCAAGACCTATCCACACCAAAGCAAGACCCACGATATGGGCAGGGCCGTGATGTCTTTGAGACACAGCCAGAGGCGGCGGCTAGGGCCAGAGAGCTTGATTGTGACGGCACCCATACCGTCAGGGGTCCAGATGGCAACTTCTACATGCCCTGTGACAGCCATGCGATTTATCTACGTGTGACAGGTCAGAACAAAGAGGATGAGCTTGATGACGATGCGAAGGCGGAATCTGATGTTGACACAAAGCCAACTGAAGCAATGGCGAAAGAGGCAGAGCGCGGCCTTGCCATGCGAAAAGAATTCAACAGAGGCGGGACAGAGGTGGGAGTCGCAAGGGCGGTCCAGCTTGTCTCAAGAGAGAATTTATCGCCGCGAACAGTCAGGCGAATGCACAGCTTCTTCAGCCGTCACGAAGTAGACAAACGGGCAGAGGGGTTCAGACAGGGTGAGGAAGGTTACCCGTCCGCTGGTAAAATCGCTTGGTTGCTATGGGGTGGTGATGCAGGGCAGACATGGGCCAGAAGAACGGTTGCCAAACTGGACAAGGAACGCGATGAACAGAAACAGATTGAGGCCATCATGCTTCCATGCTGTGACGGGTGTGACCCGTTGCCATATGGAGAGGCAAAGGCTGATGTATCAGCTAAGATCAAGAAGACAATCGCCAACAAGGTCAAGGAACACAACGACAAGCACGGGGACAAGAAGGGCAAGCGCGTCACCCAGAGAATGCTTGAGGCCGTGTTCCGCAGGGGTGTGGGGGCGTACAGAACGAATCCAGAGTCCGTAAGGCGCACAGTGATGGGGCCAGACCAGTGGGCAATAGCCAGAGTAAACGCTTTCTTGTTTGCGGTGCGTCGTGGCAGATTCCGCAGTGGCAAGTTCGATCTTGATCTGTTGCCGTCAGGCCATCCGCTCAAAAGCAAAAAGTAATGCTGGCATCCAAGGCTTATCGGACGCGGATTTCGGTTCGCAAGGAATTCATCGAACAAACGAGATTGCGCCTTGGCTTTGAGCGCAAGCTAAGATTGCAGATGCAAACCCTGTTTGCAGAGACGGGATCACAGGCCCGTAACGAATATCGCGGTGCAGGCCGTCTAACCAGAACAGCCCCTGACCTAGCAAACAAGTGTGCAAGCCTACTCACGGGCCATTACAGGGCCGTTATCGATGCTTTTGGCTTGAGGATACTGAGACAACGCAAGGCAGAGAGCGAGTTTGAGGTTCTGATCCAGCAATACGTCACTGAAATCGGTTCAACCCGCATCACCCAGATCAGCAACACCACCATGAATCAAATCCGCAGGGTGATCTTGGCGGGGGAGAAAGAGGCGCTTGGTGTTCAGGCCATAGCTGATTCCATCTTTGAAAGTCAGCGCGGGACATTCAGCAAGTACCGATCAGCCACTATTGCACGGACAGAGACGCACGGTGCGGCCAGTTACGCCAACCATGAGGTCAACGCCAGCCTAGAGATACCCAACCAGAAGAAACGGTGGGTGGCTACCGCTGACCTACGCACCAGATCAACTCATGCGGCGGCTAACGGCACAGAGGTTGAGCTTGATGAAGACTTTATCGTGGGCGGTGTGGCTATGGGCTACACAGGCGACCCTCGTGGCGGGGCCAAGAATGTCATCAACTGTCGATGTGTCACGCTGTATGTGACGCCAGAGGATGATGTCTTTGTCGATGACGATACGCCCGTGGCTCAGAAGCCTATAGAGGCAGAAAAGCCGCAAGAGCGCCTCACAATAGGAAGCCTGATTGTTAACAGAGTATCTGATAAGATGAGGGAAAGGTTTGACGATAAAATCAACGATAATCTTTCCCCGTTAGCTCTCAGTGTGGCTCTGAATTTGCCAAAGCCCAGCCAGATTAAAAAGGGAGCAAAGGGTTATTATCAGCGTGAAACCACGTTGATTTCATCTGATTTGGATAGCAACACATTAGAGCATGAATACGGACACCATGTTGATTTCATGGGTTCAAAAACAATGAAATATTTGTCTGTCCAAGATAAGGGGTTCCAACAAGCATTCATTGATGACGCCACAGCTTTGGGTCTGGGGAAGCAGGGCATAGATTTTGACGCACAGCTTGGTTACAGAACTATATCCGCTAGAGATAAGCTGGAAGAGTTGCGCGATCTGATATCAGAGCAAGTGACAAAAACCAAAACATATACAAGGGGCAGACGGAAAGGGATGTCTTTTGAATACCAAACATGGCAACCAAGGTTTGAAGGCGGCAACTCGATATCAGATATAATTGATGCCATGAGCAAGGGTTCATTCTATAGCGATTTCAAACAATGGGGTCATGGAACAAATTATTACAGGCGCAGTGGATCACACTATTATGAGACATTCGCGAATCTATTTGCCATTCATGGAAACAAAAAAGCATTGGCAGAAGCAAAGAAGCTCTTTCCTAAAACGATCAGAGAGTTTGAGCGTATGCTTAAAGAGCTTGCTGAAAGAGAAGGTAACTGATGGAAGCATTAGAACGAGAACGCCGCATGAGGCTGTGCGTCACGACGGAAGATTGGAGTCAACTGTACCTTGATGTATTTGGTGCGGAGCCACAATGGGGTGGTGATGATTGGGGTGCTTATAGAATGGAAGATTTGGTGGATGCTATATTCTACAACAGGCCAATCGAAGAAAAGCCTGTTGCAGAAAGTTTGACTCTTTAGTCAGGTCTGTTGCTTGGAATTTTGGCATCTGGTTTGACAAATCCCATCTCTGCCATTTTTTCAGCAATGGCTATTTCCAAGTCGTCGCTAGTCTTGGCCCCTTCATTAATCGCTTGCTGGTAGGCTTTTTCATAAGCGGTTTCAACGGGGTTCTTAGGGTTTTGGTCTATCATGGCTTTTCCTTTCTACCAGATAAGAAGGATGGGCAGGGAGATGACCATAGCCGCTCCCAGCACACCAAAGAAAATCTTCACCGCGATCAGCATGGCGATTTCCCCCTCTCTATGCATGGCAGGCAGGAAGAGTATTCGTCGCAATAGCAGACATCCTCTTCATACCGCTTTTGCTCATAACAGCCGCCGCAATACATATCGTCGGCCTCTGCGTCATAGATCGTTGCGTTACGCTCATCGCATCTAGCGCACTTGCTTCCCATGTCACTGCCCCCCTTTCTGAGTGTACTTGACCACGGAATATGTTCTGCCCGTCAGGGTCAGCCGTGCTTGGTAACGAATCATCTGCGGCTTTCGTCTAGTGCCACGCCGCTCAAGCATGGGCATCCATTTCATGGCGTAGCGGATGGCCGACTTGATCTCGCGGTCTTGCGATGCGGGTAGCACCTTCCGCAGTTTGCCAAACGTGTCATGCCCCTTCTGAACATGGGCGATTATGCTGGCCGCTAGACGGCCCTTAGAGGCCGCCGTCATGCGGGGCTTACTAGGTGCCACCTCAATGCGCGGTGCCTGTTCAGCGAGGCTTGTAGCGCCTTTAACGATACAGTCGGGGTGGCCGCGCCGAAGGAAGGTTGGGATGTCGAGTGAATTGGTCATTGCAGTCTCCGTGGTTGTGGGCGGGGCTTTGGCCCCGCCTCGTTTCTAGTGTCGATCAACACTCAGCTTGAATTTTTGCTAACACCCATTTGGCAAGATCGTAGGTCTTCATCTCGTGGCAATTATTTGATGGCCTGTCATGAGTGTCGCGCTTGACTGCGTTTGCGAGGTGTTCAGCCACCTCGATTGCGCTCATCTGTCTAAGGGCATCGCATGTCGGCCTGTCGAGGTATGGATATCCAAGTGTCATTTCATTCTCCGTGGTTACACTATTGATGATGCAAAGACTCTATCATGCGGTGTTTACTATTGTCAACATCATAAATAGCACTTTATGCAACCTTTCGATATGGCTGTGCTGTCAGCACTGGTGCCTCTGCATATCTGCCCAGCGGCATCACAAGCTCATGCGTGCTGTCGCCAGCATCAACAAATGAAAAGTTGGTGTTGACCTTCACGCGGCAAGTTGCGTCATCGCGCCAGCCGCCTTGAGTTTCGTTGCCCATCAGATCAAATTCGATGTTGCGTAGCGTCACGGTTTTGGCGGTGCGATTCAGAACCTTGAAGAAAATCTTGCAGTCCCAATCATAGCCAGAGCGACAGTAATAGACACTGCCCACTTCAAACCTTTCAACATGCTGTTCCATCAGGTATCTCCCTTTCGATGTCAGATTAAAATTTCGCCCAGTTTATTGGACAGCTTATCTGGGTGATGGATGAGCGGCGCAAAATCAAACGGGTGTTCATGCGTCTGATTGTTTAGAACGCAATACAGATTCCATTTGCCGCCATTGTTGCTGATCTTCCATTCGGTTTGCTTGTCGCCGTGGTAGACCGACAAAAGCCCTTGGCCTGTTTGCTTCACTGTGTATTTCATTTCCTATCTCCTTTCGATGGCGGGGCCGTTAGGCCGCCGCCTCGTTGTCTTCAAAATCTTGGTAAGGCGTATCACACGCCGTGAGATAATCTTGGTTGATCCGATTGTATTGAACCTTGATAGCATCAGCCGCCTTGACCGTATTTGATGCGGCTTCATAAAACCCCAGTGCGTTCTCGCGGTCTTTAGCGGCGAGTTCTATGAGAGCCTTGGCAAGGTTGCGGAGATTATCTTCCTGATTTTCGAGCATAAGAAATTCCCGCTTCAGGTTTTTCAGATAGTTGATCTTGGACATTTATTTGATTCCTTTCTGATGGTGGGGCGG